TACCGAATACCATCTCGTCATCAGCACCACTAACAATAAGTTCCGCTAGATCGGGGGAGACTTGTGCGATTTCCTCGATGGATACCTGTTGCAAATATGTCCTTTTTTCACGCTTCCATCCGACATACGACACCATCAACCCCTTCTCTAGCAGATAATTAGCACCCAATTCCATCTGTTGACGGAAGTTCGGGATGTAAGACGAGCGCATCCATTTAAGGAACCCAGACACCATTGAAGCCCGTGGCATAGATGCCATAGAAGTCGGGAACGCCTTAATGTGGGAACGCTGCAATGCTTGGTCTAGAATGGCCACAAATGCGTCGATACGCTCTCCGACGACATTGACCTCAATATCACTTGCCCCCTGCCAAGGAAAGGCATTTGCGCCCTGTTTGCGGAGGTCGTCTGATTTACCCGGCCAAAGGTTACGGCGGTCATCATACGAGCGCAAGCAAGCCTCAAAGTATTCCTCCAAGTCAATAAGGCAATTGTCGTAGGCATCAGCCAACGCCATGACATTAGGGCCGTCCTCGGCGTAGATCATCGACTCTTCTTGCTCTTCTGTTGGTGCGCTCATGATGGCATGTATTCGTAGAACTGCTCGCCTACTTCGGGGCGTATCATAACAACTTTTATAGGTTTGCCAACTAGTTTGTGCGAAACCCTAGGTGGAGCCTTAACTGGGACTGCCTCACCGTCCATGCGAACCATTACCCAACTAGGGTTTGGGCATTTGCGGATTACTAGATAATCGCCCTCATAGGTGGTATCATCTTGAGGTTCCACGGGGGAATCAAGGGTTTCTGGCTTAGCTTTAGGTGGGCGACCACGCTTTGCTGCTTTCTTAGTTGGTGCTGTTTTCATGGTTTAGTTTAGATTTCATGTACTTAATGGCATGTTCAAGAGTTTCAATCTCCTCCGTAAGTCTAGGGGTTTTCCCATATTCTTCCATTTTTGCCCTCTTGAGATACGCTTCTTTTAAGCAATCGATGATAAGCTCCTCGGCAACTATCGGTTTGTTTTGAGTCTTCATAGCTTGTTAGTAGCCTCCAGCTCCTTGTCTTGTAGCAAGATTTCGGGTTTCGTCAACATGATCTATTCCAGCAATAGCGGCGTAGCGCAGAACATCAACTGGATCTTTCCATGCTTCCTTCAGCCCGCCATCACCCGTGTATTCACTCAGAGCTTGGATAATGTTCTCACACTCTGAAGAGACATAGAAATGCGGTCGGTTGACCGAATCTGCGGGTCTAGTGGTGTCCCATGACATCTTGCCAATAAGTGCCTGTAGTCCATCGTCAATGTCCAATCCCGGAGCTGGAATACAAACCATGCCAGCATCGTTCAAATCCTCGATGATGGAAGATGCCCCATCCGCTGACTGGTACTTTGCCGCTCCAAGCCGAGGGTCAATTAGTCTCTCAAAGATCTTCTCGTCACCCTCAAGCTCGGCAATCAAGTCCATGTAGTCACGGATACCGAAGCCCTGTCCTTTAGCCCCTTGTCCCGGCATCCACTTGCCACCCTTCCACTCAGCCCAGTCGCCTACATCGACACCCGGCCACTCACGATATACCCAAAATGTACCAGACGCATCCACAGCAATCCAAGCCATAAACCAATTCTTTGCACCCGCCGGGTCAATAATCTGATAGCGAGTAACATTTGTAGTTGGGATTTCTGATGGCTGGACAACATTAACTTCTTTATTGAACTTGGGAAACTTGGTGGCGTGGGACTTAACTGGAACCCCGTACGCGCGAATTAGGATCTCCTCCCGAGGCCTTCCAACTAGGGTTTCCTTGATTCGCTCGTAGCCACCGAAAGGGTTGTCCTTGGAATGGAAGTAATGGACGCTGGCATTGCGTTTCTTACTCCTCTGGACATAGGGTACAAGCTCACCGTTGAGCAGCTCAGCCTCGACGCTCTGGACGCTTGTGGCACCATCTAAGTATTCCTTAATAACTTCCGTCCACCCGTCAATCGGAGTGAATGTCACCAGCATCTTGGAGTTGCGGGTAGCAAGACGGAAGCGTAGGGTGTCAATTAGCTCGTTACCAAGAAGGTACTCGTCCAACCATACGCCGATGTTGTGCCACTGGGGGTCACGGCTACCAAGCTCCGCACCTTCTAGGATAGTTGGGTTGTTCTGATACTGAGAATAGGTCTTAAAGATGATCTGTGAAGCATTAGGTAGAATCAACGAGTTATCCGTGAACCCGTTCTTCTTCGTGTACGAGATGTAAGCGTTAGCCGAGGTTTGCTTTGTCCTCATCTCATGCGGCAACCAGTTCCACACCGCGCTTTGTTGCTGGCGGATACTTACCTCCGATGTCTGGGCAAAGCAGAAGATCTCTGACTTTGGGTTCTCGATGGCGGCTTTGACCACGCAGTAAGATCCCCACGCAGTTTTCCCGGATCTGTTGCCACCAAGTGCCAGAACTTCAGAGACTTGCGACAATTGCTTTTCAGCTTTCTCCCAATGCGGAAGCCTAAACCCGTATCGGAATGGATCTTTTTCAGCGTTCTCGATGGCCTCGTGATAGATCCGATGAAGCTCAATGAGATCATCTGGCTCCATCAAGGCTACCTCGTCATCGCTGGGAGGCTGAAGGATTGGATGTTTGCGCCACTGCATTAGTTCGTTTTATACGCACCAGTCTCCATTAGGATATCTTTGATGTGATACACGCTATCACACTCCTCGCATCCAAATGTATCCTCCTCCGCTGGGAAAGATCCTCTATTCCCGTCAACAAAGTGAAGCTCTCGACGCTTCTTGCAATGCTTACATACGCCAATGAAGGGCTTGACGAACTTCTCTAGCACCACATTCCAAATCTTAGCGTCAAACTTCTCCGCCAGATACGAAGCGTAAACGCTGGTGTGGCACTTGTGCTGAACGCCGTCATGCTCGACCATGTAGTGGCGAACAAGGTTGCCTCCATCCTTAGCGTAATCAGCGTATCTTGATTCTGGTTCTTTAATCATTGGCATGCCCGTTCAAAAAATGTGCTTCAGCTTGATCAATAACACTCTCAATCGAGTTACCCTTAAACACTAAAATTCCATCTACCTCACCTAGACAGACACAATTAGATGGATTCCCAACATGGAACGCCCATTTATATTCAATGTGGTCACTATCATGCCTATAAAGCATTGATTCTTTTTCTCCATCTATTGAAGCAAGAAGGCTATCAATTCTTTCATCTATCGTTTTTGTATTCATTGTTTTATTCAATTACTTCAGCCTCTACCGCTTGAGCTTTGACTTTATTAGCAATCCTAGACTTGGCTTCCGCAATCATCTTGGCAGCATCGTCAATAGACGGCCCCTTGCGATGCTCAACAATGGTACTCGCCATACCAGAGAGCTGTCCAGCCTTATCGGTCATAATGCCAATAGTCAACGCCAATCGGTCTGGGGAGATTGCCTTGAGCTGGTCTGGATCACGGCTCAGTTGTTCGGCCTTCTCGAACAACAGGTCGGTGTACTCAGCCGCAGCAATGGCGTAGCGTTTAGAGAACTCCTTACGCTTTGACTCCAGCGTGTCGTTATGCCTCCACTCCAGCGCACGGACGGTCTCATGCGTCACCCTGCACTTCTTGGCAATAGCATTAATACGCCCACCCTGCGCCAGCATCCAGAGAATCTGCGCCGCCACATTAGGGTTGTAGTTCTCGATAGTGTTCCGAGGGAATTGCTTAGCCCTTTCCTTGACCTCAAGGAAGAACTCTTTCATCGCCTCTTTACTATCAATCGCTGATAGGTCTTCGTCGCTCATTTGGTCTTCTTGCCGTTTTTAACCTTAACGGCCCCAGAGTGCAACTCTTTTTTGAGCTTATTCTGTTGCGTCGAGGAAAGCGGAGAACCCTTGCTGAGCAGGTAGCGTACTTGTTTTTTACTTTTTGATTTCATTGGTTTCCGATATTTTTATTCTTTTGGGATCTTTGATAAGGTAGGTTGGGCTTCCACTTTCCATTTGGGAAAGCGTATCATAACCCAACTTAAAAAGTTCTTCAACCAGCTGATTTTGGCTCGTAAAGTTTGATTTCGACTGATCATATTCCTTGGAAAAAGATGAAGCTAGATCATAGCCATCTTCACTCCAAGGCGAATAATCTTTTCCATAGTCCCTTCTGTTTTTTAGTGTTTGTTTTTTGAAGTTGTCCCAAGTTCTGTTCTCCTTCATCCATGATTGAAAATCTACATCAGATGTGTTAGAAAACAATTTAGAAGGAGGATTTCCAAAACGCTCGTTTGGTTGGGATGAAACAATCAATTCTTTTAGTCTAGTGTTATTTGGAGCGCGTCTTTCAACCAAATCCACCCAATCTTTAAATTGCCACAATTTTAATACCTTGCCTTGGTTGACTTTTACTGGATACACCTTGCCATTAGAAATAACCTCACCTGTAAAAGATTCAGAATACTGTTGAGCTAACGGTTTAGATTTAGCTATCCAAGTTGGGCCTTGGAACTCTGTTATATCTTTTTTAGGTGATCCGTGGTAACCCTCAAGTTTGTATTGTGGGACAAGCTCACCATTTCGATTGAACCTTGGAGACTGAGGCATTAAGTTGTCACGAAGACTGTAGTACGATGTAGGGCCGTATGGGATAACAACATCGCCTGAAGTCTTAATTGCGCTCTGAAGTCGGTCAAATGCAAATGTGCGGTAGATACCAGTCACAAGATCCGGTGACACCTTTTGCATCATTGGGTTAATGCCAAGCTGACGGGTTGTTTGCTGACCTTGAACAGAGTTAATAAAGTTCTTCCGTCTCTGCCAGTTCTTGGGATCTACGCTTTGATAGTAAGCGTCAGTCGATTGTCCTCTGTTTTGGATTTCAACTGACTTCTCAATATCCTCGTAGATCTTCTTGCGAGTAAGGTTTAGTTCCTTTGCAATCTTGTTCTTGACCGCCCTGTCGACATTCTTGTCAAGCTGGCGCAAGTCCATTGATTCAAGGTACAAACGGCCTTTCTTCAATACCCATTTTGTAGGAACCACATAGTTCTCAGTAAGACCACCAAATTGCTCAGAACGACCTTGCTTGATTGGTTTGTTAACAAGAAGTGTACCATGATTTACTGGAGCTTCAATTTCAGATTGGAGTAGTAAAGCCTTACCAAACTCTCCATCATCAATAACTCCAGCTTCCTCTAGTGCCTTTAGGTGGTCATCAGTAAGGATTCCTTCTCCGTTGCCGTTTTTGTCGGGGATAAGAACACCATTTGGCAGTTTCTCACCGCGCTCTACGATTTGCTTATTAACTTGATCTAAAACGCTTGTCGCTTGATAGTGCTTAGGGTTATCGGATTTAACATCGACAACCTTCTGGGTTCTCGCTGCTTTTGGCTTGCCAGCGGTTTCTCGGTACATTTGGCGCACCATCGCCTTTACTTCTGGCAGCTCCCTAAAACCGTCAGCAAGCAGTCCTGTACCCATCACCATGCGCCCACCAGCATCAGTCGCTCCACCCATCTTGAAGTGCAGGTTTTTGACAATAGGCGTAGCATTAAACAGTGTTCTAAAGCTGCCTTCAACAGCACGACGAAGTGGGGTTTTGCGAGACTCTTTGTAAAGATTCCCTTTAAGAGTGTCTTCCAGTAGCGTCTGTACACCTTGATCGGTATAATACTCAACAGCAAGCTCATCCAAAGCGGCTGGAGTCATATCATTCTGCTCACGAAGGTTATTGTATTCGTCTGCCCACGCCTTGAACTCTGGATCTAGTGTTCCATCTGGATTGCGAACAAGTCCTGGTTGGGTATCGTCACCTAGCATTCTTGACACAATAGCACCATCTTTTTGCCATACATGCTGAATCATGTGTCCAGCTTCGTGCATAGCCACTTCTTTCAAGAATCCAACCTTGTCGTTAATGTTTACAACGGCTTTGTTGCTAACTGGGTCAAACTTATTATTGCCAGTAGTGTTGATTTCCCACTTGAACGACCCAGGGTATGCCGCATCAATGTTTGAAAGCGCATACCTAAAGTCACGATCCCTCACCCCATCAAATGCGGCAACTTGGTCAGCATCTAGCTTATTTCGATAGTTGGTCATTTGGTCAATGTTGACCTGCTCCATGTCCTTCTTGCCACCAATAACTCGGCCCAAAGAACCAAATACCAGCGCGTCACGGGCAGCATATTTAAGCGTGTTCTCGTCAATTCCTTGTGAGTTAATTGCATTATATGACAGCGTTGCAGGTGCAGCTTGAGCAGTACCCTTAGCCATGCTCGCGAAACCGCGCACAAGCGGCGTGGAGTAATCACCAAGTGTGGCTACAGCGCGACCAATACCACCAACACTTTCGTTTGCGGCTAGACGACGAAAGAATGGTGTTGAGCTACTTCTTTCCAAAAGCTCTTCGCTAACCGCATTGCCGAATTTGGACATTCTGCGTAGTGTTGGCACTGCGGCTATAAGCCCAACCCTAGCACCCATGTACACTCCAATAGCTTGGTGGAACGGAATAGCAAGTCCAGTAGCAATTAGGGACGGTATCCTGTACCTAAGAACGCTTCTTTCGACTTTCTTTAGAAACCCATTAACAGCAGCAACCCCATTCCCAAGTTTTTCTGCACCATTTGACAAACCTTTGGTTGCACCAGATGCTACGGCTCGAACAGCGTCACCCGCAGTTTTAGCTGTATCTAAACCAATCTCAAGTTGATTTGCAGTCTTACTTACATTCTGGATGCCATCGTCAATAATGCCAAGTCTGGTTTGAACTGCTTGCGATTGAGTCGTTAGGTCATCCAGCCTCCTAGTTAGTTCTGTTGCTTTTTCCGTAGCACCAATGCGTAGTGCATCGTCAAGCTGACCAGATACAGCCGAAGCCTCATCAGATAGTCTTGCAACATCAGCTAAAACGCTAGATCTGGCAGCATTTAGTTCACGGCCATAATTGACGATCTCAATCCCCCTTTTCGCTTGGTTTGCTTTACGGACGGTTCTAATAATATTAACGCCAGCTCCAAGTCCAGCCGTAGCCAAACCTACAGCAATGCCCGGAACATCTGCTGGAAGACTTGCGGCAGCGCGAACACTGTTAATGTCCTCCTCATATTTTTTAAGACCCTGTTCCTCTCCAAGTTCAGCGACATATTGAGATTTAGCTGACTCTTGTGCTTGAAGAACCTGTTCCCCAGCCCCAATCAGACTTGCGGTTTCAACCGCATCCATGTCTTTTTGGGATCTTTCAATAAGAGCTAGTTTGTAATCCTTTATTTTATTGAGTTCGTCGGCCTTCTCTTGCGGGATATTCCCCATAGACACAGCCGCATCAAGTCTTTGTCTGTCAAAAGACCTGGTTAATTTTGCTCCACTTGTTACTAAAGTCTCAAGAAAAGAGTCAATTGCCTCAGATCTTTTCGCCATGTCCTTCTCATACGCTTGTTTTATTGTCTCTGATTCAGACAAACTAGCAATGGGTGGAGTAACGATTTGACCAATTCCTTTGCCGATAGCTACAGCTCCTTCACCGAATTCCTTAAATGCCTCCGTCCATGTGCGCTCTGGTTCTGCGTCAATTCCGCTTTTTTTGCGGATTGCGTACAACTCAGCTTTTTTAGGATCAATGGCATCATCGCTCATTCCACCATCCAGATAAGCGGTAGGATCGGTAAGCTCGTCTAGACTTGTGGTAAAAGCCTCACCCTTGGTGGTCAATGCCCCATCCTTGACTAGACCTCTATCCTCCAAAAGAATGTAGTCCTCGCCAAGCTGTGTTGCATTCCCATCTTGATCCAGAAGTCCACGGGCCTTCATACCCTCTTCAGTTGTGAACTCTGGAATTTGGTATTCTTGCGGAGTGTGAAGCTCTGCAAACGCAGGGCTAGTAAAACGAATGTCGTTAGGGTCTGGCTGAGTTCCAACATCACTAACCGACTCGTAAGACTGCCTTTGAGCCTCTAGGTTAGCCTTTTCTTGGTCAAGATACTCAAAAATAGCATCCCTTTCGAGCTTGCTGATTTCTGGATCTGCCTTCTCTTCTTCTGGAGTTGCCATTTAATTATTTATTGAAGTCGTCCTCTAAGTTTTTGCGTAGCCGTCTGCGGCTTATTTTGTTGAGTTTCTTGTTGATCATCTTCAACAGTTCCAGAGATATTATATTTCTTATTTAAGTTTTTCTCAGCCCTACCAAGAACTTGATACTTCTCTTCAAGATAGTCCTTCCAGATTTGAGCATTATCCGTTTCAACTGGAACAGTCATTTTGGATATGAACTTTCTATCTTGCTCAGTTACTGGTGCAAGAGCGCGAACGCTTTTTAGAACATCGCTTGTAGTAACCATGAGGGCGTCTTTAATTAGCGATTGGTTCTTTTGCGCCCATTCAGCGCCCATTTCTGATGCCACGGCACGGCCAAATCTAGCTACTGGTTCCGTTGGGCCTACAACATCACTTAGGTCAGACGCCAAAAGATTTTTAATTTTCTCTCTTTCGGTTTGAATAGAGTAATAAGTATTTTCTGCTTCGGCTTTTTTAAGATCCTTCTCTTCTATTTTTGACTCAAGCTCCATTCGGCTAACCTGTTCAGATGTGGTAACAGGTTGGCCAAACAACGCTTCCTCAATCTTAGTTGCTTGATCAATCTGACCAGCTCCAATAAGATTTCTAGCAGCAGTTATGAGATTTGGATCTGTTTGTCTTCCGCTTTTTTGGGACTCATTGACCTTTGACTCAAACAATGCTGATGCGCCCTGAATACGAGCGGCATTTGATTGTTCTTCTTTTAGCCGTTCCTTGTTTTTCTGAATGTCTCCTACAAGACTGTTAGCCCTTGAGTTTAGCTTAGTAAAAATAGAAGCAGCATTCTTTCTTTCCTTCGATCCAATCGGTGAATTTTTAGCGGCATTAATGGCTTGCATGGCCGCAGCTTCAATCGCGTCTGCATCAACATTCATTTGCGCCTCGCGGGCTTGTTGAAGTATGCGATCCATTTTAACCGCATCAGCGTAGGCCGCTGACCCTTGTGGTAACATTTCAGAAATTGGCATTGTTTTGTTATTTAGAAGCCAAAGTAATCATTTCCACCGCTGCTTTGAACCGGTGCACCACCACCTCCAGAAGAACCGCCTCCAGATGATCCGCCACCACCAGATTTCATTGCGAACTTTTGCTGGCGCAAGTCCATCATTGCGTTTTGATTGATAAGTTGCTGAACCTCAAACCCAGTCTTCATTGTTCCAAACAGCGATTCTGCGGCAGCAATTCGCTTAGACAATGGTATTTCTTGGTCATCAAGAGTTGCTTTAAGTTGTCCAATACCTGGCACAAGGTCTGGGGCTTTAGCTTCAAGCAATCCAGCAATACGGCTTGCTGTATCAACAGACTTAGCCTTTTCCTTTTGTTGCTTGTAGTAATCTCCAACTTGAGTTATTCCTTGTGCAATCCCTTGCCCAAGGTTCTGAATCCCCTGTGCTTGGATCTCCGCAGCCCTTGTGAAGCCAGAGTAATCCTGCACAAACATCCGTGGGTCTACACCCGCTCCTAGCATCTGTCCTTGTCCGTATGGCATATTATTAGTCTTTCATGAAAGATGGAATACTTTGGTCAAACCATAGTACTCGTTGTGAAATGTTTTCAATTGTGCAGTCCAGCTTTGGGCAATGCACGAATTTAGGGGCCGACTCCCTACGGTCAATACAAGCAGTACAGGCATGAACATAGTCACAATTGTGTGTTCGGTCAACCTTCTCTGACCACTTGCCATTTACCTTTTCGTATCGGCTGGTTTGGATAGGCACATTGTTTTCCTCGCAGTATTGGAACACATCATCGTGCGTCCAATTTTTCATTGGGTAGAAGGCATTGCATTGTCCGGGGTTGATACGCACATCTACGCGCACTCCAGCATCCCCCCCGTAGATTGGGTCAGAGTCGCAGAGTTTGTGGCCAACCAGCATCCCATCCCATCCTGCGATAATGCCGGGGTTCTTTGGGCGGTTATAAATATCCATAGCGCACACCCACGGTTTGCCTTCCTCAATTGGCGTAATGCCAGTGGGGCAAGTCATGTCAGTGTTGTCAAAGATATACTTGTTCTGCACCTCAAACTCGTCGTCAGTTTGCTGGAATGAAGAGAATGTTGGATGCCATGTGTACACCTCAAGACCCCATTCCTCAATTATGCGATTCTGAAATGCATATTTGCTTGGTTGCCATTGTTCTCGATAAAATACAATTGGGACTTTTACGCCCACTTTCTTGAATACAAGGTCAAGCAACGCCATGCTATCCTTTCCACCGCTCCAAGCAAGGCACGGTTTTTTAGAGACACTTAGGCATGTCTCGATATTCTTAATGGCTGATTGTACTTTGTTAAACATTAGATTGCAATAATAGCAGCACCAGCAACAGCTCCACCTGCCCCCATCATAGCAGCATTCCGAGTAGCACTTGCCTGTGCGTTGGCTGAACCAGCTCCCACAATGTTCTGCCTTTGAGCTGCACCAAGGTTAAGAGCAGATCCAACATCAAAAAGTTGAGGCTTACCAGCACCGATAGCGTCAAGTCCAAGCCCCATCATCTGGTTACCAACTTGGTAGGAAAGAGGCTGGCTACCAAGGAGCTGAAGTCCGGGTGCGGTGTAAAACTGACCTGCAAGATTGAACGATTGTTGTCCAGCCTGTGCCGCCTCTGCGCGTTTTCGTGCCATGATGTTCTCACGGCCCATGATCTCAGAAGCAATAGCGGCATTCC